CTAGAGAGCAAACCCCATGGCTGTTCGATTTCGAGCATACGGTTGCTGAAGAAATAGGCACTATAAAAACCGGGGACTATACAATCAAGGGCATGGAAGACAAGATTTGTATTGAGCGAAAAGGGTGTATAGAAGAGCTTGCTGGTAATTTAGGCAAGGATTTTTCTAGATTCTCCAAGGAGTTAATTCGCATGGATCAATTCCCCCACTCGTTTATCATTTGTGAATTCGCCCTAAAAGACTTAATAGAATACCCCTTCCATATGAACAATGTTAAACTTCAACAAACTGCAAAAATGAGTGGTAAGTATTTACTAAAACTAATCATGGAAATTCAATTACAGCATAATGTAAAAATTATGTTCTGTGGAAATAAATTCTATGCCATGAAAACAGCCCTTTCATTAATGAAGAGAGTCCATGAGCGATACAGACAAACTACTTAAAGACGCTTGGTTAAATATAGATGTTGACGAAAATCAACTATTCAATCCTCTTGACTATATTTATGATATGTGCGGCGAAGATAAAACCCAAATCATTAATAACTTAGCTTGGTTAATGACACGCCCTGAGTATTTCTCATTTGTCTGCAAATATATATTCAATATAGAAATATCACCAGTCCAAGCTCTTATTTTACATGACATGTGGAATAGAAAGTTCCCTATGCTGGTGGGGTCGCGTGGGTTTGGTAAATCATTTATTTTATCATTATATTGTATGTTAAGAGCATTCTTTTTACCTGAGCGTAAGATTGTAGTTGTGGGCGCAGCATTTAGACAATCTAAGGTTCTGTATGAGTATGCGGAAACTATTTGGCGTAATGCTCCAGTCTTAAGAGACTTGTGCGATCAGTCTAGCGGAACTACAAGAGATGTGGATAGATGCACAGTTCGTATAAATAGAGGAGTTATTACTTTCTTGCCATTAGGCGATGGACAAAAGATTAGAGGTCAGCGCGCTAATGATATTGTAGCTGATGAATTTGCATCTATTCCTAGAGAAATCTTCGAAAATGTTGTGGCTGGTTTCGCTGCTGTTGCAAGTTCGCCTATTGAAAAAGTAAAAGCTAGAGCCAAAGAGAAAAAGGCGAAAGAGCTTGGAGTACAATTAGAATATGTCGATGCAAATCTGGACTTCTATAGATCGAATCAGATTATATTATCTGGTACAGCTTATTATGATTTTAATCATTTTGCAGAATATTGGAAGAAATATCATGCAATTATAAAGACCAAGGGGATTCAGCATAAATTAGAAGAAGTATTTAATGGTGAAGTTCCTAATGATTTTAACTGGGAAGACTACGCGATATACCGAATACCTGTAGAACTATTACCTCCGGGATTTATGGATGATGGTCAGATATCTAGATCGAAGGCCACCGTACACGCTGGTATTTACCAGATGGAATATGGAGCATGTTTCTCTACAGACAGTAAAGGATTCTTCAAACGAAGTTTGATAGAATCATGCGTTTGTTCTGAAAAGAAACCAATTGTTCTTAGCTCAGGAGAGGTATTTTTTGAAGCTAGCACTAGAGGAAACCCGAATAAACAATATGTTATTGGTGTTGACCCAGCGTCTGAAGTTGATAATTTTTCTATTGTAGTTCTTGAAATTAATGAAGATCACAGAAGAGTAGTCTATTGCTGGACAACTACTAGGGAGCGACATAGAGAAAGTGTAAAAGCCCATCTAACTGAAGATAATGATTTTTATGGATATTGTGCTAGAAAAATTAGAACCCTTATGAAAATCTTTCCAACTGTAGAAATCGCAATGGACCCCCAAGGTGGTGGTATAGCAGTCATGGAATCCCTACACGATAAAGATAAGCTTAAAGATGGCGAAGTGGCTATATGGCCTAAAATTAACCCAGAGAAGTCAGCTCCTACAGATGATGAACCCGGAATACATATTATCGAAGTGTGTAATTTTTCATCTGCTCAATGGACTGGCGAGGCAAATCACGGTCTTAGAAAAGACATGGAAGACAAAGCTATTATCTTTCCTTTCTTTGACGCTGCAACTCTAGGTCTTTCTCTTGAAGAAGATAAACGAAATAATAGAATGCACGACACATTAGAAGACTGTGTTATGGAAATCGAAGAACTTAAAAATGAATTATCTTTAATTGTTATTTCTCAAAGCCAGAGCGGAAGAGAGAGATGGGACACTCCAGATACCCGTAGTGGCAAGAAAAATAAATTACGTAAGGATAGATATTCAGCATTAATTATGGCAAATCATGCTGCTAGATTATTAAATTCTAGGAGTTTAACTATTGAATTCGAAGAAGAATATTATAAAAATGTCGGGTTCGCTCAAGCGTATGTTGGCGAAAAGGGTAATGATTTTTATTCGGGTCCACAATGGTTTTCAGAAAGTGCCAAGTTTTTATATTAAGTGTGTATAGTAATATGATTACCAATACTATTACATAAGGAAACAATACTAATGAGCGATTTGTACTCCACTTGGGTTGATGATTCTTCTAAAGATAAAGCATTTGCTGAGGCGAATGAAGCGTATAATCAAAACTCTCCAATTCAAAATGATAAAGCTATAGGGTATTCTTATCGAAATTATATTGATGTAGAACCAAATAAATCAGTTAGAACTAGCATGACGAGAAATGATTATTATCGTTTCCGTCCTGAAGAATCTATGCCAACACGCCAAAAGCGTATTATGAAGATGTGTATGGATGCATACGACAGAGTTGGTATTATTCGTAATGTTATCGATCTCATGGGAGATTTCGCAGCACAAGGAATTGATATTGTACACCCCAATGCGGCAATCGAAAGATTTTATAAAAAATGGTTTCAGCAAGTTAATGGCGCTGAGCGATCTGAGAGATTTCTTAATTATCTATATCGTACTGGAAATGTTGTTGTAAAAAAAAGAACAGCTAAAATTAATGCAGCTAAAGAAGAAGAATTAAGAAAAGCTAGTGCTGAAGCGGATATGGAAATTCCTAATAAAAAATATAATAAAAGGGAAATCCCGTGGGCTTATGATTTCTTAAATCCCCTAGCTGTTGATGTTTTAAATTACTACAATGGAATGTTTATCGGCGATCCTAAGTATGTTTTAAATTTATCTAAAACAACCTATGATTCCTTTCAATCTGCTAATGTTACCATGCGTAATAATTTCTCTAAGTTGCCACCCGATCTACAAAAGCAAATTACAGAAGGCAAAAGGCAAATCCCATTAGATGCGGATAAAGTGTCTGTGTTCTCTTATAAAAAAGATGATTGGCTAGTATGGGCTAATCCTATGATTTATGCTATTTTAGATGACTTAGTTATGTTAGAGAAAATGAAACTAGCTGACCTTGCTGCTCTTGATGGGGCAATTTCTCAGATTCGCTTGTGGAGAATTGGTAGTTTAGATCACAAGATTATTCCTAAGAGAGACGTTGTTAATAAATTAAGAGATATCTTAGCTTCTAATACTGGTGGTGGTACTATGGACTTGGTATGGGGGCCAGAACTAGACTTTAAAGAGAGTCAATCTCAAGTTTATAAATTCTTAGGTAGTGAAAAATATCAACCTGTATTAGCTAGTATCTACGCTGGGCTAGGCATTCCACCTACCTTAACTGGATCTGCTGGCAGTGGTGGTGGATATAGTAATAACTATGTATCTTTAAAAATGCTTATTGAAAGATTAGAATATGGTCGTGGAGTATTAACTCAATTCTGGATTAAAGAAATTGAAGCTGTTCAAAAAGCTATGGGTTTCAGACTTCCAGCTAAAATTAGATTTGATACTATTATTTTATCAGACGAATCTGCTGCTAAGCAATTACTTATTAATCTTGCTGATAGAGATATTATTTCACAAGAAACTATACTCGAAAGGTTTGGTGAAATGCCGGGTATTGAAAAGGTTAGACTTAGAAGAGAAGAGCAAGTTCGTAGAGCAGATAATGTTGCTCCAAGAAAAGCAAGCCCATATCATAATCCAAATCTACGTAATGATGTAGCTAAAATTTTAGTTACAAAAGACGCAATAGATGATGAATTTTATGATGACATTGATTTGCCTAAAGTTGATGTTCCTCCTCCACCAATGAATCCCGTTCCAGCTGGAGGTGGCACTAATCAACAAGCTAAACCAGCTAAATCTAATCCGCAAGGGGGAAGACCCCTGAATGAAAAAGATAAAACAAAAAGAAAAACTAAAACTGTACTTCCTAAGTCGGGAGAAGCGGCGGCTATTCTTTGGGCTTATAATGTTCAAAAAGCTATTGCAGATGAAGTAACACCTATGATGTTAGATTTTTATAAAAAGAAAAATGTGAGATCTTTAACTAGGGGTGAGTTTGATCAACTTGAGTATCTTAAGCTATGTCTATTAACTGGAATTGAACCGTTTGTTGAATTAAATTCAGAAATTATTAAAGAGTTAATAGATAAATCTCATAGACCCTCTGAAGCGTTTGTAACAGAAGTTGGCGATGAAATTGAAAATTTTGTGTATTTAAATACAAGAAAACCAACCGTAGATGAGATGAAATATATTTACGCTTCTGTTTATGTAAATTTATCCGCTGTTGAGGTTTAAGTGTGTATATTTTTATGAGGTAACATACTATGCAAATATTTAAGTCAGAGATAAAAGATGGTATAGCAGAACTAGTCAAGAGCAATGCTTCTATTGCATTTTGCTCTGAAGCTATACCATACACCCCAACAGAAAATGACTTTACTACTTGTAAAGCTATAGCTGAAAATCAAAATCAAATCGATTTATATTATATTAAATCTATCTTAGCTAGTGCTGGATGGAATAAAAATGATGATGTATTCGATGCCGCTGAGATGTGGAATGCTAGGTCCACTCCAGAAGATAAACAATTTAATTATATGCATGATGAAAAAGATATCATAGGTCATATTACAACATGTTATGTAACTGATGGTGATGGCAATAGATTACCTGACGATATTAACGATGTGGCGCAATTACCTGCATATTTTGATATTACTATTGGATCTGTGCTTTATACTAGTTGGTCATCTAACGAATTAAAAGCTAGGATGAAAGATATCATTGATGATGTTGAACAAGGTAAGACTTGGCATGTGTCAATGGAATGCCTTTTTCCTGCTTTTGATTACGCCCTGATAAGCTCTACGGGCGATCAAAAAGTTATTAAAAGAGAAGAATCTTCTGCTTTCTTAACTAAACATTTAAGAGCTTATGGCGGCAAAGGTGAATATAATGGGTATAAAGTAGGTAGACTATTACGTAACATTTCTTTTTCTGGTGTTGGTCTTGTTAAAAAGCCCGCTAACCCTCGTAGTGTAATTTTAAACAAACAACATTCTACTGTTTTTAATGAATCGAAAGCTGAGGAGATTATTATGCAAGATGATTTAGAAATTCTAAAGGCCGAACTTGCCGAAGCAAAAGAAGCCACTGATAATATGAAAGATAAGATGAAAGAAGAAGCTGGCAAGATGAAAGAAGAAGCTGAAAAAGCCAAGAAAGCTAAGTCTGAAGCTGAGGCCACTGTTGCTGATCTTCAAGCTCAACTTTCTGAAGCTCAAGAAGCTCTTGCTGCTGAAAAGACAGACAAGCAAAAAATGTTTGAAGAAATGATCAAAATGAAAAAAGAAAAGCAAATGAGCAAGCGCAAAGCTGATCTTTCTAATGCTGGTTTGAGTGAAGCTGAAGTTGAAGAAACTTCTGTCCAATTCGAATCTTTGGCTGATGAAGTATTTGAAAGTGTTGTTGCTGCATTAGCTAAAGCCAAGATGGGCGCTCCTACAGAAATGAAGGAAGGCGAAAAGCCAGCCGCTCCTAAAGGCGAAAAAGCTAAAAAGAATGCAAAGGCCGAAGATGAAATT